CATCGAGAAAGTGGTTAAAATCGACCTTGAGGTTGGCATGAGCAACGACGTAACCCGCTTCGCCGCCATCGAGGTCTGGCGGATACTTGACGCCAACAACGATTACGCTGGCAAGGAAATGCGTGATTGGCTGGAGAGCTTCAACCTCGACTGTGAGCATCTGAACGGCGAGACCGGCGATCTCGCCCGCGACTTTTATGGGAGGTGAGTATGAGTAAGCGCGAATACAAAATTGTCGTCCACTACGACCTCGCCAGCTACCACCCAGACCAAGACTGGGTGGCCTACGACGACCTGACCTACAGTGGCGAACCGGACGACAAAATCGGCTACGGAAAAACCCCCCGCGAAGCCATCGACAACCTTCTAGACGCACTGGACATGGAATGACCATCACCCGCACCACCGAAGGGCTCTACATCCTCACCAATGGCCCAGCCGTCTTAGGCTGGGTCCAGAGGGCCACACGGGGCTGCTGGCGGGCTTTGACGCCTACCGGGGCCCTCACCCACCACCGGACGCTGACAGAGGCCGTAGAGGCCATTGAGGGCCAGCCATGACCCCTCTCAAAGCCGCCATGCAGCGCCACGGGCTCACCGTGCGCGACCTAGCCCTGCTGACAGGCTCCACCACCCGGATGGTGGAATACTGGCGGGCGGGGCGCTGGCCCCCTCCACGGGCCGTAGAACTGATCCTAGCGGCATTGGACGAGGGAAGGATCGACATAGACTGGCTGGCGAAGAAACTGGAGGTTGCGCCATGATCGACGAGACCGGGAATGTGTATGGGCGGCTGACAGTCGTCCGTTCCGCCAACAAGCTGAACAAAGATAAACGATTGTTATGGTTATGTAAGTGTTCTTGCGGGGCTGAAAAGGAAGTGATTGGCCGATCACTTCGCAGGGGCTGGGTTAAATCTTGCGGATGCCTACACCGCGATCTTTTGAAGAAACGCTACCATCACAATAAAAGCCCGCTCTGGACCCGAAGCTCCCTAGACAATGTGGATGAGGACATCATTGGTTGAAGTTTTCAACCAACCCCAAGCCCCCGACCCAGCGCGGGGGCTTTTTGCCGGTCGGACTATCCGCCGCACCGACCGTACCACCGTACCCCTCCTATAGGAGGGGGGTACGGTACGGTACGTTTTCGGGCGTTTTGCCCCAAAACGTACCAGTACGGAAAAGTACGGTACGGTACGTTGGTACGGTCGTACCAAAACGTACCTAGTACGCCAAAAGTACGGTACGGTACGGTTGAGCTTAACAATTAACGTAAGGTTTTCCCAACTCTCATGGCAGTCGCATGAATCTCGTTTGATACGACCCAGCCGTTGCCTGCGGGGGTGATGATCTCCGCGATAAGAAGCGCCCCGATAAGCTGATCGGCAGACCCCGGCTTCATCTTCTTGTCGGCGGTCGCCTCACTGCAACCATCCGCCATCAACTTGGCCTTGAGAGCCGACCGGGTGATATAGGGAGAGCCATCCAGCTCCTCGGCACCGGAGTCGTACCACGCCTTCTCAAACTGTTTCCGCAACCCCTCAACCTTGCTTTCCTTCTTGGGCGCCACAGGGGCCTCTGTGAGGCTCACGATGGCGCTTGTAACGGGCTGGCCGTCCTCGTCCATCCAGCCGGGTATCTCGACCGACTGCAAAACGGCATAGACGGGCTCGGCCAGCTCCGCGTCCTTGGACTTGCGCTGGACAATCGACATCGGGTTCTCGTCCTTACCCGGCACAATGCTGATTTCAATGTCGAGGGCCCCGCGCCATGCCGAAGAGCCGCGCGCCCGGTGCTGGGCCTCGTCGCTGACGCCGGTGTGATGCACCAGCAGCACCGAACAGCCAAACTCGGCCATGAGCGCCCCGCAGGCGTCGAGCATGGTCTTGGCGTCCTGCGCGCTGTTCTCATCGCCAAGCAAAAAGCGGTGCAAGGTATCCACCACGATCAGGCTGGGCCGCTTGGGTAATGTGCGGATGTTATCGACTACCCGCATATATCCCTGCGGCGTGTTCAGGTCGCAGCCGTCCCGCGACAGCCACATGGAGAGAGGACCGGCTCGATTATGAACCTTCCAAGCCGCCACGCGCCCCCGCAGGCCGTGGTGTCCCTCGCCAGCCAGATAGACGACAGTGCCCGTTCGAACGCGTTTTCCTGACCATTCCAGAACGCCGGAAGCCATGCGCAAGCACCAATCTAGCACCACAAAGGTCTTACCGCCCCCGGAGGGGCCGTGGACCATAATCAGGGCCTTGTCCTGAAGCCACCGCTTCACGAGCCACGCAATAGGTGCGGGTTGGGCGCAGAAATCGTCGGCGGATATCAGCCAATCGTCCTTGGGCGGGACAAGGAGCGCCGCCAGATCGTGCCCGGCTTGTTGGTAATCATTGGCGTCACCCAGTTCTGGCGGCATGACCATCCGGGCTCCGTATTTGGCGGACGCTTGTTCGGCATACCGCTGGCCAACGCCGGAGGCGTCATTGTCGGCCACGATCACGATGTCCTGCGCGGCCCCGTGGATCTCGCGCAGGATGCCGGTGACAGGGACAAGGTTGGAGGCGGAATAGGCGACGATGCAGGGTCGATTAGTGACTTCGTGGATGGTCGCGGCGGTGGCGAAGCCCTCGGCCACATAGAGAGTGCCGGGCTCGTCTAAGGTGCCGACCTGCCAGAAGCGGGAGCCGGTCTGCGCGCCAGAATGGTATAGCTTGCCCCCGTCTGCGGCGATGTATTGGAGGCTGGATAGGGCGCCGTCCTGATCGTAGAGCGGAACGACAAGCCGCCCGTCACCTGTTACGCGCGCCCCATGGGTCTTGATACCCTTGGTTTTGAGATAGGGGTGCTCTGCGCTGGCTGGTCCGCAATCGACCCAAATCTTTTCCACAGTATTTGACGCGATTTCCTGTTTTTTTGCGTTTTCTGCGTCTCTGAGCGCCTTGGCCTCGGCCATACGGCGCACATGGATCATTTCTTCAGTGTGGGTCAGCTTGCGCCCAATGTCCGCCCGCCATGTGGATTCGATGCCCGATCGCCAGCATCCAAATCGCCCGGCAGGGATGCCGTCGCCAAAGGCAATGTACCAGCCGGGCTTGTCGCCATGGCCACCCTGACCTTTTGTACCGCTTGCGAAACGATGGACCTTGCCGTCCAACAATATCTCTTTTGGCGGCGTGATCCCGCTATTAAAAATAGCTGTGGATAACTGTTCTTCGGGAGACAATTCATTGATTGGCGGGGGAGACCACGGGCCGCCCAGAATGTCGGTCAGGTCAGCCATGTTGCTTTGCCCCCTCAAGATAGTCGCTCAGGGCCTTCATGACCTTGTAGCTGGGATTGGCGTTCTCATTGTCGCGAATGCCTCGGATCGTATTGTAATGCAGGCCGGTCGCCGCTGAGACCATGCTAAGACGCCGGTCCCGCAACGCAAGCCTGATGGCTTCGATTGTCATCATTTTTCATTCCCATGTGGATTTCGAACACTACTGTGTTGCACGATGCCCGCAAATCACCTAAGCTGCAAGTGTTGATCGAACGGATGGTCCGACCGATCAAGACACAGGAGGCCACATTGGCCATATCAGTAAAGAATACGGGCAGTTTGTCCGCGAACGGCGTCAAAGTGCTTGTCTATGGGCAAGCGGGCGCCGGTAAAACAAGCTTGATCCGCACATTGCCAGAGCCCATCGTGCTTTCGGCGGAGGGTGGTCTGCTCTCCATTCAGGATGCCAATCTTCCTTACATTGAAATCACCAGCATGGACGATCTCAAGGAAGCGTTCGAATGGATGTCCACGCCGGAAGGCATGGGCTTCAAAAGCGTGGCGCTCGATAGCATCAGCGAGATTGCCGAGGTGGTGCTGAACCACGAAAAGAAAATCGCCAAAGACCCCCGGCAGGCTTACGGGGCGATGCAAGAGCAAATGGCCGACATTATCAGGGCCTTCCGTGATCTGCCGGGCCGCCATGTCTACATGAGCGCCAAGCTGGAGAAGTCGCAGGACGAAATGGGGCGCATTCTTTATGCCCCGTCGATGCCCGGCAACAAGACGGGCCAGAGCCTGCCTTACTTCTTTGACGAGGTTCTGGCCCTGCGCGTCGAGAAGGATGCGGACGGCAACACCCAACGCGCCATCATGTGCGACTCGGACGGGCTTTGGCTGGCCAAGGATCGTTCCGGCAAGCTTGGCGCATGGGAGGCCCCTGACCTTGGCGAAATCATTGCGAAGATCGCGGGTGCAGCATGAAGCCGCTTCAGAAGCTCGCTGAAGAATGGCTTGAAGCCAAGAACGCCGAGTTGGAAGCCACCGAAAAGCGGCGTTTGATTGAGGACGAGGTTGTTCGGCTTCTTGAGATCAAGGACACCGACGACCACGCCCGCGAATTTGAGGCAAACCCTTTCACCTTCAAGATCACATGCCGGATCAATCGGAAGGTGAATGGCGATTTGGCTCAAGAGATCGCAGCGGAACACGATATGCAGGACTACCTGAGCACGTTGTTTCGCTGGAAACCAGAACTGAGCATGGCCGCATGGAAAGGCGTAGGCGACAACGTGAAGCAAGTCTTCGCCCGCGCAATCACCGCAACTCCGGGGCGTCCGTCTTTCGTAATCACGCGAGAAGCCCCCATCTCAAACATGAAGGCAAAGTGAAATGGCGAACCTTGGTGAAACCTTTGAAGTCAGCACCCTCCCGCAGGGCAACACCGGCAACTTCGACCCGCTCCCGGCTGGTTGGTACAGCGCCACAATGGCAGGCGCTGAACTGAAGGCCACGAAGAGCGGGACGGGGCAGTATATCTCCATCCGCTACGACATCACCGGCCCGACCCATCAGGGGCGTGTGGTGTTTGGCAATCTGAACATCCGCAACGCCAACCCGAAGGCTGAGGAGATTGGCCGCCAGCAGCTTGGCGACATTTGCCGCGCCATTGGTTTGGCGCGCGTTGGCGACACCGATCAGTTGATCGGCCATAGCCTGATGGTGAAGTTGGATGTCGAGAAGTCCGAACAGTACGGCGACAAAAACAACGTAAAGGGCTTCAAGCCGATCAACGGCGGTTCGCCTTCTGTTGTGGCAAAACCTGCGGTTGCAGCCGCTGCGCCTGCCAAGGCTGCGCCTCCTTGGGCGAAGAAGTAAACAATGGCCGGGGCGGCAACGCCCCGGTTTCACTTTTGGAGGCAGCATGAAAATTCCCGACCGCGAAAACACCATTGAGAATTTGATCGACAAGGCGCACGAAAACCGCATCAGCAAACCGCGCCCGCACATGGGGGCCTCAATGCTTGGCCACCCATGTGAGCGGCGGCTGTGGTTGTCGTTCCGGTGGGCGGTGCAGCCAAAGTTCTCTGGCCGCATACTGCGCTTGTTTCGGCGGGGCCATCAGGAAGAAGCAAACATTATCGCTGACCTTCGCTCGATTGGCGTCATGGTGAAGGCGGTGGACACGCAAGACGGCGTTAACTTTGGCGCGCATGTGTCTGGCAGCATTGACGCCATCATTGAAGGCGGCGTCCCCGATGCCCCGCACAAGCGCCATATAGGCGAGTTCAAGACGCACTCACTGAAATCATTCAACGATGTGGAGGCCAAGGGTGTCGAAAAATCAAAACCTGAACATTACGCTCAAATGCAAATCTACATGCACGGGACAGGCATTGACCGTGCGTTATATGTGGCGATTTGCAAGGACAACGACCGCATTTACACCGAAAGGGTCGGGTATGATGCAGAGTTTGCGGAAAAGCTGGTTGCGCGTGGCAAGCGCGTGGCGCTGTCTGACCGTATGCCGCCGCCTATATCAACTGACCCGTCATGGTTTCAGTGTAAATTCTGCGATGCGCATTCTTTCTGCCACGAGACGCATCTGACAGAGCATGTGAATTGCAGGACATGTGCACACAGCACCCCGAAGGATGACAGCACATGGCAGTGCGAGCGATACGAATGCACGATTGAAATTGAGACACAACATGGCGGGAAAAATTGCCCAGCTCATACGCTCCACCCCGATCTTGTGCCGTGGGCAATGAAGGACAGTGACCATGAATGGACCGCGACGTTTGAAATTGACAGAACGAACGTCCAAAACGGCGAGAACGGTTTCAGCAGCCACGAACTGATCGCCAATGCCAAGGCTTGCACTGAGCCTATGGTTGGAGCGGTCAAGAAGGTGTGGCCGGGCGCAAAGGTGGTAAAATGAGACCAATCTACGAGACGCCAGAAACGCTAAAGAACGAGCGCGAGGTCGCTGACTTTCTTTCGGGTATTTGGGGCTGCGAATTTGTGAAGCTCAAAATATCGTATGGTCTTGATTTTGGCATTATGAAAGACGGCGATCTTGTAGCGACTGCCGAAATCAAATGTAGGAATTATGATAGCGCCACGATTGATGCTTTGGGCGGTTTAATGTTGAGCGCCAGCAAGGCGCATCGAGCGGCAGACTGGCACGTTCCATTTGTTTTGGCCGTGCGGCTGACTGATGGGTTATTTACTGCATCCATTCAAGATTGGTCATCATATAGGATTGAGATTACAGGCAGGCGCGACCGAGGTGATTGGCAGGATATAGAACCCTGCTTCATCATTCCCATGGATCAATTCAATAAGGTGGAAAATGACCAAACTTCGTGACTACCAACAGAAAGCGATTGACGATCTTTACGCTTGGTTCTCAGCAGGCAATGCGGGCAATCCTTGCATTGTCATGCCTACGGGATCAGGCAAGAGCCACATCGTTGCGGCGTTATGCAAGGACGCGCTGCAAACATGGCCTGAGACGCAAATCCTGATGCTGACGCATGTGAAGGAACTGATTGAGCAGAATGCGCAGAAAATGCGCGAGCATTGGCCCAATGCGCCGATGGGTATTTACTCCGCCAGCATTGGCAAGAAGCAGCTTGGCGAACCCATCACGTTTGCTGGCATTCAGTCGATTGGCAAGAAGGCGGCGGATGTTGGCCATGTTGATCTGGTCATCATCGACGAGTGCCATCTGGTGAACCACAAAGATACAGGCGACTACCGCACGTTTCTTCAGGAGCTGTTGAAAATTAACCCGGCGCTGCGGGTGATTGGTTTGACCGCCACGCCGTTCAGACTGGGCCATGGCTACATCACCGACAAGCCTGCCATGTTTGATGCGATATTAGAGCCCGTCAGCATTGAGGAGCTAATCTACAAAGGCTTTCTTTCCACCTTGCGCAGCAAGCACACCAAAGAACAGCTTGACGTTTCGGGCGTGAAGAAGCGCGGAGGCGAATACATTGAAAGCGAGTTGCAGGCGGCGGTTGATACGGAGCCAAAAAACAGGGCGATTGTGGATGAGGTCATTGCGCTGGCAGGCGACCGCAAGGCTTGGCTGTTCTTCTGCACTGGCGTTGACCACGCTTACCATGTGGCGAAAGTTCTGCGGGACAGGGACATTCCTGCGGCCTGCGTGACTGGCAAGACGCCAAAGAAAGAGCGTGAGCAGATATTGGCTGACTTCAAGGCTGGAAAGCTGCGGGCGCTCACGAACGCTAATGTGCTGACAACCGGGTTTGATTATCCTGACATTGACCTGATCGCCATGATGCGCCCCACAATGAGCGCCGGGCTTTATGTGCAAATGGCGGGTCGTGGTATGCGCCTGAAGTCGCACACCGATCACTGCATGGTGCTGGACTTTGCGGGCGTGGTGGCCACGCACGGGCCTATTACGGCGGTACAACCGCCAAAGAAAGCCAAGCCGGGGCAGGAAGGGGAAAAGCCTGTAAAGCTTTGCCCTGAATGCCACGAGCTGGTGCATCCGCGCACTGAAATTTGCCCGTCTTGCGGCTATCAGTTTCCGATTGCGCAGAAAAAGTTGGAACTGCGCCATGATGACATCATGGGGTTGGACGGCAATGAAATGAAGGTCACTGATTGGCGTTGGCGTAAACACATCAGCCGCGCCAGCGGCAAGGAAATGTTAGCGGTGTCGTACTATGGGGGCTTGTCTGATCCCACGATCACCGAGTATTTTCCTGTGACGCATGACGGATATGCGGGGCAAAAAGCGGCGCAAAAAATCTTCCAACTCAGCACACTTTCAAAAGCTGCAATTAATCTGATGGAAACCGATCTTGATGCAATGTCTGACGCCCTAAACACTGGCGCACCGCCCCACTCCATCAAATATGAGAAAGAAGGCAAGTTCTATCGGGTCACAAACAGGAGCTGGTCATGAGGCACGACAAACCTGAAAAGCTTGAAGCGTGGGAAATGATGATGAAAGAGATTTATGAGCAAGGGCCGCCAAGGTACTGCTACAACTGCCTCTATTACACTCGTGAAGGACGTTGCGAAGTGTTTGACATGGAGCCGCCAAAGGATTTTACTCAAGAGGCAAATCAGTGTGACCAATGGTTCATGGAGCCACCCTTTTGAGTGACCGCATCCCAACCGAACACGAAGAACAACGTGAAGTCGTCAAATGGTTTCGCCAGACGTTCAAGGACGTTCGCATTTTCGCCATTCCTAATGGCGGGGCTCGCAGCATCACAACGGCTGCCCGGCTGAAGGTTGAAGGCGTGAGCGCAGGCGTTCCTGACTTGTATGTGCCCGCGTGGAAGTTGTGGATTGAAATGAAGCGGGTAAAGGGCGGCGTGGTAGATAAGGCGCAAAAAGACTGGCACGATTACTTGACAAAAATTGGGGACACCGTGATCGTGTGTCTAGGTTCCGAACACGCTAAGTCAATGATTCAACAAATATGGGAACAGAACAATGAGACGAGGATATAGAGGAACAGACGTTGGGGGCACCAGTCGATACCTTGATCCACAACCAAGACTAGGCACCCTAAAACAAATCAGAAAAGCAAAAAAAGTACGCGAAGAGTTAAACGGTGAAGCCGAAAAGCGTGAAATGTCAAAAGTGACGCTTCCTAAATTCAGCTGGGATGAAAAGAAATGAAAAAGCCTGAGCGATTTGCTGGAGAGGCATACAATGGCGAACGTCACAAAGGGACACGCTTTGGTACGTTATGGGCGAACTATGAGACGGGCGAGGCTGATGTGACTGTGACCATGGAGTTCTCTGACTACTATGGCCTCATGAGGGCTGATCTATTGCAGGATGTCATTGGCATTTTGCAACGCGAGTACGAGAAGGCGCTAAATGATATGGAGTCGGACTGTGACTGACGAAATCAGAACACTGAAAATAATGTCCAAAGAAATGGCGCAGGCAAAATTCATGATTGAAGCGGCTACCCTTCGCGATCAGTTCGCAATGGCGGCGCTGACGGGGATGCTGGCTACGAACTACAGCCGGGACAGGGTTGCGGAGTCGGCATATCAAGTCGCTGATTACATGCTTGGAGCGCGAAAGGAAAAGAAATGATCGACAAATCTAAGCCAACAGTTGGCGAAATGACGTTCCCGCAATGGCAGGAATGGCTGGTGCATTACAACGCATTACTTTTGAAACGTGGACGACGCATCGAGCAGTTGGAGGCGGCGTTGCGGGAGATTGCTGACCTTACAAAAACGCGTCACCACAAGATCATTGCGGACATTAACTTGATAGCCCGCAAAGCACTGGAGGGGAAAGATGATTGAGTGCCAGCCTTCAGAATCTGATGATGTCATGACGCGCCTGCGTTGGTGGGCGTTCAAGTTTTGCGGCAAAGGGGAACGCGAGAACCTTGCTTCCGACACTATGTCGGATGCCATCGCTCACATCGAGCAGCTAGAGGCGGCGCTGCGGGAAATCTCTCACCTCAACAACATGCGCGACCGTTTCAGCTCCGAAATTGACGCCATTATAACCAGAGTAGTGGAGAAGAAAGATGACTGAAGCATCGCGAATCCAAAACCTGCTCAACGAGCAGAACTCTGAGATTGATCGTCTTAAGAACCGTATAGAAAAACTGCAAAATGCGCTGAGGTGGATTTGTGGTTCTGATACTGTTCAATATGATGAGAACCGTCAGATAGATTTTGTGAGAATGAACTGGAAATATCGCGATCTTGCCAGAAGAACGCTTGAAGGTGATTATTGGAAAGATGATCCAGTATATGAACCTAAAAGCATACAAAGAACATTGTACATCAACATAGGCGCAAATGATGTTTATGTTGAAGCTTTCAGCATCAAGGCTGCGGCGGATTATTGGGCAAACTTTCGCGTGAAGAAGCCGGTGGCTCGATTGATGGTTGATGTTGAATACAATGAAGGAGACGGAGTCAATGACTGACCTCATTCTCCCCCGCCGCAAGTTCCTCACCGGCTTGTTCGGTTTTGTCGCTGCGCCAGCAGTGGTAAAGGCAAGCAGTTTGATGCCGGTGAAGTCGTTTGTTGAGCCTGAACTTTACACATTTCCGAACAGGGTTTGGGTTCCGAAAAGTAGCGCCGTTACCCTTTCTCAACTTCGTGAGATTCTAAAGCCGGGCCTACAGAAAATGTTTGATGACATGTACGAAGACCATTCAGAGCAATGGGATAACGTATTTAGGAGCGCATGGCATGATCGACAAATCTAAAACCTACCGCACACGCGATGGCCGTGAAGTCCGCATCTATGCGACGGATGGTGATGGCAGTGGGTCAGCTATACATGGTGCCATAAAAAACTTTTATGGTTGGGTGGCTACCGTTTGGGAACCAAACGGTAAATGCCATTGGGGCGCTGGCTGCTATGGCGATCCGACTCCTGCTAACGACCTCATCGAAGTCCGCCCCCGCCACAAGCGGACGGTGTGGCTGAATTTGTACGACGACAGTCCAAACGTAATTGGTTGGAACAGCAAAAATGAGGCCGATGCGCCGGGAGCCAAGCGCCTTGCCTGCATCAAGGTTGATCTGGATTTTGAAGAGGGGGAAGGGCTATGAGCGATGATCTTGTGAAGCGGCTGCGGGATAAATACACAAGCCCGCAAGATGTGGCTGAAGCCGCCGACCGCATCGAGCAGTTGGAGGCGGCGCTGCGGGAGATAGACAAGATTGCTGTCAATTACACAAAAGGCGGACTTGGTAAGGCGCAAATCATTGCCCGCAAAGCACTGGATGGGAAAGATGACTGACATTACACATGAAAATCCGATGGACCTTCTTTCAAGCTATAAGCCTAAATCCACCGGAGAATTAGCCGAATGGCTCATGATGGCCGCTCGCAATCTGAAAGATGAAGAAGGGAAGCGCATATATTGGAGGCTGGACCCGTTTATGGCGTACCAGATCGCCAGCATGATGCAGATGGCAAAATTAAAGGTGCCAAAATGACTGAAGACGAAGACCGCCATGCCGACGAAGTGAACATCGCTTTCCAAATGGGCGCTGAATGGCAGAAGAAGCAGTCAGACTCCGCATGGAAAGGTATCCATTATGGAGCTGTGCGGGCGTTGCAGGCGCGGATCAATGAGTTGGAGGGGCTTGTTAAAGAGTTGCTAAGGTCTAATTGGGACAACTCTTGGCCGACTATGAGGAAATATGAAACGTTTGAAGAGTATGAAAACGCCGTTTTGGGAGAGAAAAATGACTAATCAAAACGCATGGGGAATTTTGCGGTATAAAGTTAAAAACCATGATGGGAAAGGAGTTTGGGACGGTTGGTATTTTGACAAAAAGGATGCTGAGGAAGTTGCTGAACTTTTTAAAGGAAAGTACCCAAATGAAAAAGTGTTGTTAATCAAGAAAACTAAGGAGATCGAAAATGCAGACGCTTGAAGAACTGAACGCACACTATAAAGCCGTCCGGGCTCGTCTGAACGGAGGGCCACCACCAAAGCCGGTGTTCATTGCGCCCCCAAAGCCTGAGCCTATTCCTGAGCCGGTCGTGCAGGTGATCCTGTCAGAACCAATACCGCTAACGTCAACGCAGCAGATCCTACAAGAAGTAGCAGAAAAGCACGGCATCACCATTCAAGACCTAAAAGGCCCCTGTCGCAGGTTGAAGTATGCACTGCCCCGGCATGAAGCCGCCTACAGGATTGTCAAGGAACTGGGCTTTTCACTGCCAAAGACAGGCCGAGTGCTTGGCAAAAGGGACCATACCACCATTCTCAATTCGGTACGGAAACATGCAAAAAGAATTTCGGCCAGTTAACCACTCTGTAAGGTGTATCTTGTAGATTGGGTTCATCAACAAGGAGATACATCATGAAAGCCTCAGAAATCGCCTACGAAATCGCAAACATCTTCGCCATGACCATGGTTGTCATGTTCATCCTCTCCATTTGCGCTGTGCTTGGAGGCTGAGATGGACAGCTTTGCTCTTGTCTTCCAAAATTGTCTGTCGCAATATGCGGCAGACATCCGCCAACTGGAAAAACGAATCACTGATTTGGAGGCGGAAATCGTAGAGTTAAAGCGTCTCAAGACCGAACCGCATCAAACAACTCTTGAAAACTTGATCTTGAAAGGGGCCACCTATGAACCAACGAACAGACGAAGTTATCAACTTACAGGACGCAATTCTTGACCTAATTGACGAAACCCACCCTCCAACAGCCATCACGGCGTTGGTGATGACCGTCGCCTATTTGATTGCGGAAATGGTTTCACGCGAAAGCATCAAGGAAGCCGTGTCTACTGCCCAATGGCAGATTGCCGAACTGGTGGAAAAGAACTTCAGAGAAATTGAAGCAGACCGCAAAATGTGGAATTGATGTTCCAAGCGAACATTGAAAGTGAGTGAAATGAAATTCATGCTGACGCT